GGTGTCTGTGGGGCTGGGACATTTCTAACCAGTGGTGGAGGTCCAGGTGGTGTCTGTGGGCCTGGAATGGACGGTGGTTGTTGCATTATAGAGTGGATATACTATACACATATTTTTAAATTTTAAATTCAATTTTTTTATTTGTTTTGTTGATTTAGGGCATATTCTTCAGCCGTCAAATACCATTTTACGTCATTCCATTTCTTCATGTCAAAATAACGATGTAATATCTCTAAATCAGCACACAACTCCTTCGCATTTTGTATTTTCTTTGTTTTTGCTAATCCTTTCTTTGTTTCACTATGTGGCGCCAGTGTCTCATCTATTCTTGCGCTCTTTAACAACTCCGTTATTTCTGCCTCTATTCCACTCTTCGTCTTCTGATCGCACCTAGCACCACTGTTGCGTGTTTGTGTCGTATCTCGTGTCTTAAAAACTATATATTTCTTGTTAAAATAAGAATTAAATGCCAATAAATTGTTAAACTTCATATCATTCATTTTTCGAATAACGTCTTCTTTAACGCGTTCATTGTCTCTAGGTGTTGCTTCTTCTAATTTACCATCATTAAATACAAATGTCTTCAATACGTCAGTTTCAATCAACAAGACAAACTTCTTTCCACCGAGAGAAATTATCCTATTTTTTATTGCTTCGTGTAATAGTTTGTTAAGGTCTGATTTCGCGGAATGCGCTTCATCCAATATATATTCATATAATTTGATGCGTTCATTAAATTCAGTTGTGTCTATCATATGTTCAACTACAATTCTGTTAAATTCTCCATCTTTTTCTATTATTTTTTCCAACCTACTTCTTGCATTTCCCGCTGACTTGTACCAATCAACTTCTTTCGTAATAGCGGTGTAATCGTGTTTTTTCTGTGAATCACTAAAATGCACACGCAATTCGCGAATATAATTAGTTATACTAAACTCCATCTTGTCATTGTCTGCTATTTCTTCTGGTAATTTGACTTTAATATACGGAAATTTCCCGTCAATTGGGTGTGATCTATCATAGAGAGAAATTTTAACGTCATCCAACTCGACTGGCTGGAAAAAATAATATTCTTTTACATTTGCCAAGTTTCCACGTCTATTGAACTGGTCATATATGTAAACACTCTTATCATTAACCATCCTGTCAAGAGCACTGTTTATCTGCATATCCGGATATGGCTTATACTTGTTCAACACTCCATAAATGTATAATTTTGTAAAAATATAGCCATCTTTGTAAATTGCTCTTATTTTATTGATGATGATGTCATTGTTGTGTTGAATAAAGCTTTCTGAGTAAGTATCCATGTTTTCTTCTCCTTCATTCACACGTGATTCTGGCTGACACTTATAATCACAGTCTGCCATATAGTCGCACATTGTTGAAAACGTCTTATCACCTACTTTGTATCCCTTTTTCTCTCCTCTCATCGAGGATGTAGATATGGTTATCGTTTGATTCATCTTCTCTTCACTATACACAGACTTATTCAAATTACAATCAACCGCCGTTTCCTTGAGAACACGAGCAACCTGGCCTATTTTAACTGCTTTCTGTTCCGCCAGACGATATACATATCTATCCGCCGTTTCAACCGAATCATCGTCAAATGTACTGGCGTGTAAGTAAATCTCCACATTTCTCTTCTCGATTGGCAGGTCTTTGTGGCTACAAAAACGAACACCTCGTCCAATAATTTGTTCAATACGATTGATATTGAACCACGGGTCTAATATATGAACTTGACGTATGTATTTAAAGTCTATGCCTTCTGACCCAGCCGACGAAATTATGACAACTTTGACTTTCTCTCCATTAATATTGTCCAAACCAGTTGATGCTTTAACTTCCGCCACATTATTCGGAGAGAAATCGCCGTCACCAGTAATCATAATGTATTTCGCAGGATGTTCGACTGCCGTCTCCTTGAGAGAAACCGCATCAATTGGTTTCGCCGGTGTCTTTAAAAACAGGTTTTGTTCTTCGCCATAACGAGTTATTCCCGCTTCTTCTAGTGCTAATGCCAGGGGAACACAGCCACCTTCTATATATTGCGAATAAATCAACACAATCCCCTCTGACTGGAGTATTTTGTCAATAATGAACTTTATTTTAGCACTATATTTGCCGATTTCTTTTTGAGAGAATATACGGCCATACTTTCCGAGGACAGCGTCTCTATACTGGAATTTGCGTTTAGTTTCCTTGACGAACTTCATAGTCGCCGCCATTCCGCGCTTTCCAACGAGTTCTTCTGGTTCATCCTCTAAATCCGCTGGATAAGTCATATTTAGAGCCTGAATAGGGTTGCTTAAGATACTATACCCCATACCACTGACACCGGCATTAAAGTGTTCCGGCTTATTTTTCCTCAATTCTTCAATAATGTATTTATAGGCAGAAGTTTGATATTTGTCCAACCGAGTCATACATAATTCAATGTGCTTTAACTGGGTCTCATCTTCAATTTCGGCGTCATTCATCTGTATTGATGGCGGACTTACATCGGCATTCTTCATATATAGTCTAAATGGGAATGTATATGGGTTCTCTCCACGTAAATAAGAGATATATCCAGTCGCTTTACGACTAAGCAACTCTCTGCCTACTTCATTTCCATCTGAATCTTTCTTGAATTCACCTGATTTATCAAAAACGTCGCTTATTTCTATTTCAGGTCGCCCATCATTTAGATTCATCAGATTAAGAAGCCATACTATTTCATCGTGACTGTTAAACATTGGTGTAGCCGAGAGAAGAAGCAACTTCAAATTTTCCGCATTTTTAATTACTTGGAACAAATAACGGGCCACCTTCTTGCTTTCAGTGTCTTCGCTCCTAATATTGTGGACTTCGTCGATGAGAATTAAACGGTTACTAAATTCACGTTTAAGAGCAGTGATTTCTCTCCTCGTCTTTACTTCAGGGTCTGCCGTGTCTTTGAATTGAGCCAAAATTCGCTCTACATAATTGGCAAACTTGTCAGGACCAAAGAACGCGTAGTACGAGTTGATGATGTTTTTAATCTGTTTAACGATTTGTTGTTTGGAGAGACCACGCATATTCATCGGATTTATCTCCTTAATGAACTTGTTTCCAGTGCACGCGTTGAGATTCCAATATCCATTTATCAGCTTCAGTTTTCTCTCATCAAAGAGTTGAAGCCGAAAGTTATCGAGAATATTCGGCGGGGCTATAATTATAATTCGCTTGTTAATTCCCATTTGTTTCATGTAATCGCGCATTTCTTCACACACTGAAATGCCCGAGCACGTCTTACCGGTTCCTAGTCCGTGAAAAAGAAGAAGACTATTATATGGTGTGTGAAAGGAGAGAAAATTGCGAACAAAATGCTGGTGTGGAAGTAGCTCGAAATCCACCTGATTACACAATTCATCGCCGTGTTCATTGACATCGTAGATCTTATCATCTGTCTTTAAATCGTGAAACTCCTTCTTTTGTGATATTTTGACATTAAAAAGAGGATCGTCGATATGTGGATAAAGTGAAGCAAACTCGGCTACTTTAGTTTTCGTCTTGATTTCCTCCAAACTTTGACGATTAAAGAGTTCTAGTTTGGAGAGAAACTTCTTGTAGTCATCGCCTTCCGTGAGTGTTTTAAGTTTTTCAATCACTTCATCGACATTAATAGGTGTCTCTTCAACCACCTTAAATTTCTTTGTTCTAGTCGCCTTCTTTGTTCTAGTCGCCTTCTTTTTTCTAGGCTGATCGTCTTTTGTTTTTTTCTTTATCTTAATTTTAATTTGTTCTCCTTCTTCCATTTATATACTATATAATCACAAGAAATCAATTAAACAATTTCATATTTCTAATTAACAACTCGACCTTTTTCAATATATCCTTTCTCTCCACGTGATAATCTCGAATACAGTCCAATGCCTCATTTAATGTCTTCCATTCCATATTACCCACCTCTTCGCGCTGAAATCCATCTAAATTTATCGTCTTTTGGCCATTTTCAATGTATGCTAAATAATATTTATGTTTATACGCCTTAAAATTAGAGCCGGTAAATATTTCTTCATACGGGACTATGTTGGTAATAACAGAGAGAAGTGTATCACTTATTCCTGTTTCCTCACTGAATTCGCGTGTAGCACAATTCATGTCAGTTTCGTTAAAATTCTTGCGACCTTTAGGGAATCCCCAGTCATTATACATCCAACGTTGTTGAATAGATGCCTCTTTAATGCAATCGATCAGTGTATAAAAATTGTAATTAGTTATCACTCCTTTGCGCAAATGCTCCAATTTCTCTCGAGCGACAGAATCCTCTGGACCTCCCCACATTTCTCTCCACACTACGCCAAAATCGTCATTAACCAACCGTAAATGTTCCGTTTCAGTCATAACCGACAGCAAACTAACGATTTGCATCTTATTGTGGAGAATATATTTACCACGCACAAAATCCACAAACCCGACACTGTGTTTTCTCTGAATCATCAAATACTTTATTTCTCTCGTGTGGTTGTTAATTGTAAATGGAATAATGCCGACGCTTGTTATTGGTTGTTTAGAGACGATCATATTTAAATCGGACAATAGACTCTTATCTGTGACGTGAGATGCATTATTGAACTTGGTTCCAGTAACAGCACTACTTGTACTGGAATTAAATGTATATTTGGACATATAATTTGCTTATATGTCTGTTCTGTCATATTTTTATATCGTTTCACTTTAAATATGGTGAAATTAAATGCGGAGATATGGGGTCCTCATTATTGGTTCTTTTTACACACCGTCGCCATGAATTACAGTATGGCACCAACAGAGACACTCCGAAAAAAATACTACGAGTTAATCCAGAATTTCGCGCTATTTATGCCCGATGTCGAAATTGCAAACGAATTCCTGAAATTGCTCGATGCTTACCCAGTTACGCCATATTTAGAAAATCGCCAGTCTCTTATTTACTGGGTTCACTTTATTCACAACAAAATAAACAGTAAGCTTGGCAAGCGGGAGTTGAGCCTACAAGAAAGCCTTGAAGCCTACCACGCCAACTATACTCCAGCAGAAAGAGAGAAAACCCTCTTGAAAATGCACAAAAAATATTTATTCTACGGAACAATCGCATCACTCGGCGGATTAATCATTTACTTGTATAAGACATATGAAACTTAGTTAATTTGTTGTCCGTTTTTCTAATGAATATATAATACACAAATGAAACTCGAACTCATCGTATTTGGATTAACCGGATTTTTACTATATAACACATATCACGACGGAATATATACAAAAATGTTGAAGAATTACACGAAATACTATAAGATGGCGACGATTGCTTTTGTCGGGTTTTCTCTCTACCTACTTATGAAGAAAGACCCCAAAAATAGCAGGGATTTCATTAAATGCGCTGGGAATTTGGTGAAATATATGCCTGTTGATAAGTCCGTTTCCGCGCCGTTTTTTGATATGATGTCTGGTAATATGAGTGAGCCTCTTATGAAACCACAAATGAAACGAATGTTAAACTCGGGTGGAAACATCAATAATAAACGCAGTGTTAGTGAAACAAAGAAGAAATATGTGGCATCGCAACAAGCTTGGAAATGTCAGCATTGTGGAGATATGCTGGAAGCCACATTTGAGGTGGATCACGTGATTGACTTACAATTTGGTGGCAGTAATAACGTCGATAACTTAGTAGCACTCTGTCGCAATTGTCACGGCAAGAAGACCATGCAAAACCACTTAAAGTAACATTAGCGTCTTTTTGTTTGAATTATCTTTATTATATATATAATGCTGGAATTCATTAAAACACATAAAATGGCACTAGCAACAGTCATATATGCCGCCATTTCTCTCTATATTGTTTTTACAAAGACATCACTGGCAACCAACCTTCTTATATTGTTTGGACTATTTATTATGGTTATGTATACACTTATTCCAAACGCCACCACTATGTCATGGGTTTTAATTACTGTCACCTTGGTTGTAGCAACCATAGCGTTCTACGGAATGTTTAATATTCCTATAATTGGCGACATTTTTAATTTAGCAATTGTCGTCGGTGCTTCTTTTCTTGTATACAAATACATAATTAAACGCTTTTTAAACTTGCACTTTACAATAAATCCAATCACAATCGCTGTTGTCGCCGCGTGCGTTGTTATTTTCTGGTTATATCCAAAAGCCCAGAGAAAGATAGAGGGCGAAGGCAAAATCATTCTTGATGAACCAGTTCATTTGTCTTCATTAAGAAGCATTGGAGAATTTAATGATGGCACAAAAAATACTCATAATTATCATTATTCCGTATCATTTTGGTCGTTTATTCATAGCCAACCTGGGCGCAACAAATACACTCCGATTTTCAATTATGGCGCAAAACCCATAGTCGAATATAACCAGGCCACACAGAAAATACGTGTTCGTGTAGAAAAAAAGACTATTTATGAAGGAAAAATCACACCTCAACGGTGGACCAATTTTGTAATTACGTATGACCGAGGCATAGTGGATGTATTTATTGATTCCAAGTTGGTGGCAACTGAAAGCGGAATTGTCCCTTATATGTCATATGATATTATGACCGTCGGAGAAAACAATGGAATCAGTGGTGGAATTGGACACGTGCGATACTATGATTCCCCAGTGAGCAAAGCGACTATTGACTATAATTACAAGAAATTTAAGATGTTAAATGGGAAAACATTCCTTTAAGGGAGAGAAATTAAAAAATATATTTATATAAATATATATGAACGTGCGAAATGTCATTATTACAATAATTGCCATATTGGCTGTGTATGTTTTATACTCTTATTTCTTTGGTGGTATTAGTTCAAGCGCCAAACTTATACATATGCACAATGCTCGACAATCTGACGTCATTAGTCCATCCCGATTACCAACCAATACATCAACCGACTACACTTATTCCGTATGGTTCTTTATAAGTGATTGGAATTACCGTCTCGGTGAGCCTAAGGTTATATTCGGACGCACAGACAAGAAAAATGATCCGTCTCCATCCGTATTCTTAGCACCATCAATGAATAACATTCACATCAGTATGGCCGTTTATCCGTCATCTCAGACTGAGACCGGGCACATTCATACTTGTGTTTTAGAAAACGTGCCTCTTCAAAAATGGACGAATCTCACAATTTCTCTCGAAGGACGTGCGATGGACGTATATTTAGATGGAAAACTCGTTAGAACGTGTATGATGCCAGGCGTTCCAAAGTCTGACCCCGCTTCCAATGTGCTTGTGACGCCAGACGGAGGGTTCAATGGATATGTAGCATCATTGAAATACATTGGCCGCGCGATTAACCCAACCGAAGCATACAACATTTACAAGGATGGTTATGGTTCTGGTTATGGCATTGGTTCTATAGGAGCCATCTTCAATAAATATCGCATTAAGATGGCTTTTATGGAGAACAACCGTGAAGTGAACAGTTTGGAACTTTAAAATAAAACTAATTAGCTTCATTTATTAATTCTTCAAACGATGGTATATACATCATTTAGTTATAAATTAGAAGCAAACTTAAAATATTTTTCTTATATATACAAAATGAGCTATTCAACTATAACATCTGGTATTCGCGGAAGTGCCGATGAATTAAGAAAGAAAATGGCCAACGCGTTTCACGGCTTTGAGAGTCCTCACGCAGTCTCTGCCACTAAAGAATTTCTTCAATCCAACAGTTTCGTTGCTAAATTAGCATTTCTTGTCTTGGTTATAATTGCGTTCGTTTTACTTATGCGTGTCGGTGTTCAAACGCTTGTTTACTTTTTCACACCTAAAAATTCACCTGTCCTAGTGAATGGAATGAAAGACGCCAAGAAACTGGTTGTTATTCCACAAAATCCCGCATCCAAGCACTCTATTCCCTTGAAACGCTCTGTCGACCAAGACACTGGTGCCGAATTCACTTATTCCACTTGGATTTATATTGACGACCTGGAATACTTGAGGGGTCAATATAAGCACGTTTTTCACAAGGGAAATGACAAGATTTCGTTTGATGGCGAGCGCATAGGCATGAATTTCCCGAATAACGCGCCCGGTCTTTATATTCATCCAAATAAGAATGCTCTGGTTGTTGTTATGAACACATTTAAGAACATCGATGAACGCATTGAGATTGACAGCATCCCGCTTAACAAGTGGATACACGTGCTGATTAGGCTGGAAGGGCGCAATTTGGATGTGTATGTCAACGGAAACATTGCAAAACGCCACGAATTGAGCGATGTTCCAAAGCAGAATTATGGCGATGTGTATGTGAATATGAATGGTGGGTTTTCTGGTCTTATTTCAGACCTGCGTTACTTCAATTATGGCTTGTCTCCGGCTGAAATTATGAATGTAAGTGGTAAAGGTCCGAACATGAAAACGGATAAGAGTATGAATGTGTTCCCGCCTTATTTCAGTTTGCGGTGGTATTTCTCAAAATCTCAGTGAAATTATTAACTTATTATGGTGTCTTAATTCAATTGTTAGACTACTACATTTTGAGTGAATTCACTGAAACTAATAAATATTAAGCAGGCAATTATTGATTCATTCCTTGTCGTGTCCTCAATTTCGGGTTGATGCAAACATCCATCGTCGGAAACACGTCTCCTGACATACACGTGTCATTTTCAGTTACGCTAACACACGTCTGCTCGCCGACATAACAGAAACCACTCTTGGCGACATGGGATGCCTTCTTATTCTGTCTCTCTAATCCACCGTCAACCACGCGCTCCAAATCATCAACCGCCCCACCAACCACTTTCAATCCAGTTTTCGTGCCAGTCAGCGTAGTTCTGAAGAGTTGTCCGGTTATTCTCTCTGTAAGTCTCACCAAAATTCGGAGTGTATCGCTAGCTATCTCGGTGCCTCTCGCTAAATACGCGAAGACATTGAGACCTAACATAGCGACTATCACAATAATGAGTAAATATTTAAGAACTTGTATGACTTCCATTTAATATGTCGAGAGAAAATGAAACGGATTTAACAACAAAGTGGTAAAAAAATTGAATATAAATAAAGATATATATATTCAAAATGACGACAAAGTGCTGGACAATTCAGTGGATTTCAGCCGAGAGAAAAATTTATGAACAAATTGACACGGCTGCGGTGTATTCCACTGCTAAAGCGGTATTGACCGCAATTAATGAGATAATCGAAGACAAGAAACGCGATATTGAAGTTGATGGTGTTAGTCCTCCTAAAGAGTTTGGTGTATTTACTGAAGAGGTACTTAATAAAATGAATCCCGATAATTGGCTGACGATTTGGAAATATAATGACTACGAACAATTTGTAATAGTTTGTGCGAGGCAAATGTATTAAGAATAACCCAATAGTTCAATAATTTCGTGTTTTGCTTTGTTGTAATATTTTTCTCTTTCTTGTAAATAGTTAAATTGAAATGCTATTTCATCGCCAACATAGAAATCTATTTCATAAATTTCATCATTAAATTTTATTTTACTAAATGTGCTCAAATTATACAAGGTATTTGTAGAGGCACGCCACCAACAAGACATTTTAATTATTTATTAAAATATCTTTAAGTATTTAAGCAATCATTGGATTGTAATTGTATATTCTCTCCAAACCTTGATGTGAAAGTCCGTGCACACCAACTGCTATACTCGCAATAAGAAACAACTTTGTGAGAGAATAAGCGTCAAGTCGTATGATTTTCGAGAAATTCAGAGCGGCCACTATAACCGCCACAAGCATAAGAAACGCACTTAGAATGTGTGCATAAAATGACGGAATAAGCCTCATCATATACAAATTGAGAGAAAAAGAAGGTAACATTTCTATTTTACGTGTATATCTCATTTTACGTGTATATCTCATTTTACGTGTATATCTCATTTTACTGGTATATTATCCTTATCGATAACAACCTCCTTGATAATATTCTTCATAACCTTTTGTATATTTTTGTCTTCCTCTTCGTCTGTTGCTCCTCCCATGCTATTCTTGAACATATATAAGTAATCGTCGTTTTTAGAGGATGTCGGCTCTACACAGTCTGGATTCTCTTCTTTCCACTGTTGCAGTTGTTTTATGTTTTTATTACTGACGGATTGTATTGCCGATAGAAGTTTTGGCTTGTCATCTTGCTCTTTTTCCCACTTATCGTTGTCTTTCACATAGACAGACTCGCGTTTCAGGTCATTACAATGGATCGGCCGCTTTAAAATGTCAAGTTCGCGCAATTTACGCACAATGACGCCTGTTATTCCTTCAATAAAGCCGAGTTTGCCTGTTGTCTCCAAGTCTGTCATTGTCACTGTTAACATCTTTATAAAGTCCGACATGTTTACAGCATCTTTACACGTATCATTTAAAAATACAGTGAGATTGAACTTGTTATTGTTGGTTATGTTTGTCGTATTGGTTGTTTTGCTTGCCAACTCCATCATTTGCTTATTTTGCTCGATTATAAGTTGTTTAAACTCCTGATTGTCTTTAAGTAGCTGAACTATGATGATTTCCATTGATTGAGAAGTGGTTTTCATACATTTTCGACCGTGTTTCCAGAGACCAGACATTGTTTCGTATGATTTTCCGCACTTATCACAAGTATTCGCTTTTGGTTTATCTATTGACTTGTGTTTGCCGGTTTCAACATGCTTTTGATAGTCACTTTGTTTAGAACAAACATATGAGCAATCGTCGCAGTAATAAAGGTTATTTGTGGCGGTCTTTGTGACTTTACGCATAACATGTCTGGATTCAGTGAAATGAGTTCGGCATTCATATAAATGATAAGACATATAATCACATTCGTTGCATTCATAGTAAAATGTCGTACATGGCATATTAATATAAATAGGTTAATAAATTATTGTTTAAATTGCTTTGGATGAATGTGAATGTTCGGGGCGATTTGGAGGAAAAATGTGGAAATTGCGAAGGATTGCCGCCAAAATATGTGACTGAATATGGTCTTATGGGCGAAGTCGGGCAACAATGGACATTTCCAAAATTTGGAAATGAAAAAATCGCCTAGAATTTGACACTGAACCAACACCACATTCAGTCACATTTTTATGAGGAAATTCCTGAAATTTTGTGACCATACACTGATGTCCTTGTGACTGAGAAAAAATGACACCATAATTTTTATGAGTCCCTTTGAAATTTTGTGACCATTATGGTAAGGTCACTAAAAAATATTGAAATTTCAGGGAGAAAAGAGGACTTTTGAAAAATGGACATTTATAAATGTCCAAAAGTCAAAATCGAAGTGTCTATAGAGAAAAATTATTTGCGAATTCACCATTTTTGCTAGGTGAGACCATAGGAATCCGTTGCTAAGGACGCGGTATTACCGTGCTTTCTAGTGAATACAATCATAAATGTAAAGTAATCATTTTGTTACCATATATAATGTAGTCTAGGTCCAAGCGATTAATGGAAATGATTGAGAATGGCCAGTTATTATTTCTGACGTTGTTTTGGTTTGCCGTCAATCCAACTAGTTGGCATATTTCCAAAAATGGAAATGAAAAAATCGCCTAGAATTTTCATTCAAAATGACACCATATTCAATAACAAATGTATACGGACATAAACGGACAAAATCGGACATCCATGAGACTGAGAAAAAATGACACCATATTTTTTAGGCTTCTCTGTAAAATTTTGTGACCATTATGGTAAGGCTTCTAAAAAATACTGGAATTTCGGGGAGAAAACAAGACTTTTGAAAAATGGACATTTATAAATGTCCAAAACCCAAAATCATAATGCCTATAGAGAAAAATTATTTGCGAATTCACCATTTTTGCTAGGTATGACCATAAAAATCCGTTGCTAAGGACGATGTCAGACGACAACACGTATTTCGCGAAAACCCTAATTTTTAACGGCAAGTATCGAGTAAACTTTCTCTCAATTAACTAAGAATGGACGAGCATACCACTAAGAAGAGAAAATATTTGAACAAGGTGTTCAGACTTCAAGGAATGTTTGTTCCGTTAATTGAAATAGTGAAGGCATATCCAATTAATGTGTTAGATGAGTTGTTTTTGAAGATAGAACATCTGCGACTAAGCGGTTCCGACCTTTACAATAGCTACAAAAACAAATGTAGAGAGAATAACGCAGAATTTGTGAATTATATATTAGACCTTTCTTAATAAATATATCTCTCCACATAATAAATGCGTATTCCATCGGTTACAATGATTGCTTTACCTGCTGTTACAATGCTAGCTTTAGACGGAATATACTTGACAGCTACGACTGCGTGGTTTAACAAGCAAGTCACAGCAATACAAGGTAGTCCGATACAACTACGCGTTATTCCTACCATAATTGTGTATGTTTTTCTATTATTAGCACTATATTATTTCGTAATTCGTGTTAATGGAACGCCATTTGACGCTTTTGTGCTTGGTATCTCAACATATGCTGTCTATGAGTTTACAAATTACGCAATTCTCTCCAAATGGTCGCCAATTACCGTTGCTATGGACACTATTTGGGGCGGTGTGTTGTTTTTCTTGACGACATTAATTTATAACAAGTTGGTTTAAGTTGATTTGTAAAATAGTTTCCATTACAAATGACGCATTTTTATGAATATGTATATATATAAAATGTTATCGGTAAAATCCTTTAAAGAAATTCCAATCCAGCGGAATACACTTGTATTGTGTGATATAGACGACACAGTAATTGTCTTTGAGAAACTCGGCAAGAAGTGGTGGAGAGAACGATTCGACGACTATTATGAGCGAACACGCAACTACGATATTTCAGATCAAGAAGTGCTAAAAGAATGGGTGCATCAAATTCAAAAAGGTGAGCCGGTTCATGTTGATGAAGCAGGATTCACTGATTTTATGGAGAGAATAAATGCCACTGGTAGCATTTTGGTGTTTGTTACAGCACGATCGTCAGATTTGGCTGATTTGACAATTTCGCACTTGAAACAAGTTGGAATTACTCCTAAAACAGCAATACATTACACGAACAACGAGTCAAAAGGCGACTACATTGCTAATGTGCTGGATTTTGACGATTTTGAACACGTTGTTTTCATTGATGACATGGAACACAATGTGAATTCAGTGGAGCGAGTGTTTGGAGACAAGGTCACAACGTATTTATTTAGTATGTAACACATAAGGCAACACATAACTCACGACAATCAAAGTGATTATGTTGGCATTGAGAGAAACACCGGCAAGCAGAGACGCAAGTAGTGTGGCAATCGCAATCATGATGCTATCGCCCAGAACGGACTACGCCATAAACCAAATGTTACTATATCAAGTTGAGTGAATGGCAATACCTCCTTCTTAAATTTAAAATGTTATTGTATATTATATCAATGGAACAAATATTAAGCGGTCATGATATGCGTATGAACCAAATTAAACAACATTATAAAAAGCAACATGATTTGTTTATGAGTGCTCCAGCATTCAGTCGAGCAGATGACGAGTTTGATTATACAGAGATGGATAATGCAGTGGCGGAAGAATACCGAATGACTGGTATATCTCTCAAGTCGGGTGGTTACTATGATGCAGCAATAGAAATGTTTACTAAAAGCATGGAATACAACGACGATCCCATAAGTCAATGCGATTTATATCAGCGTATAGGTGATTCTTACCTTATGAAAGGTGACAAAAACGAAACATTTGAAGATTATACTGAGTTAACAAAAGCCCTTGATAATTATAACAATGCCATCTCAATTTATAAAGATTTTTGTAAATCAAACGGTAGATGTGACCAACTTCCATACATACAGGCAAAAATAGACACCATCACCACAAAATTGTCGGAAAACAAAACATCAGGAGGAAGAAAGCGTAAGACACACAAACGTCAAACAAAGAAGCATCGCAAGACGTATAAGAAAAACAAAAATAACAAAAATAACAAAAATAACAAAAATAACAAAAATAACAAAAATAACAAAAATAACAAAAATAACAAAAATAACAAAAAATAACAAACAGAAAAAATAAAGTGTTTATTACTTAGTATGTAAGATATACGGCAAGACATAAGTGAGTACCACAATCATGATGATGTTAGTATTGAGAGAACCACCCGCGAAAAGCGACGCAGCCAGTGTGGCAATCGCAATCATGATGCTATCACCCAGAATCGCACCCCCCTTTACTTCTTTGGCGTAATCCTTAAAGAGGTCAAGCATCTTATTCGTTCCAACTGGAACTGCGGCAAATAAGAAATAAAAGAGCACATCGTGGATGATTTGAATACCAAGAACCAACAAAACGAACCAAATGATGTTGAATTTCTCTCCGAATATGCGTGAATAAAGTGCTCGGGCGATAATTATACCGATGACTAAGATGAGAATATCGACAATTACTGCGGACAGGCCATATCTAGTGTACCAACGTTCCAGTTGGCTGCTTTTGAAGATGGTCGTGTAAAATAACGTGGAAATAATAAGAATCTCGGCTAAGATGGCGCCGTTAAGGATGGGTAAATAATCGCTAATGCGAGAGAACTTGGAGATGTCGGCGAAGATGTCTAACATTTTATTCGTTTGAAGTATATTCATATAAAAAATAAATGTGTTAATTATAAATGAAACCCCATAAAATCGGAGTGTTCCTGTTTCATCGCGATTTGCGTGTCGTCGACAATACTTCTCTCAATGCCTTGGCTGCCGTTTGCGACGCGGTTGTGCCCGTCTTCATTTTCACACCGGAACAAGTGACCAGCGAAAACAAGTATAAATCCGACGCATCGGTGCAATTTATGATTGAAAGTCTGGATGAATTGGCGACCGAATGTCCGCTTGTCACACTTTACGGCGACACGACGACCCTGATGAAGCGTGTTGTTAAGGAAACTGGTGCGACAGCAGTTGGATTCAACGAGGATTACACCCCGTATGCTGTGAAACGCGATAAAGAACTGGTTGAGGGGTTGGGTGTTAAGATCGTTAGCGAAGCAGACTTTTATTTGACGCGACCAGGCGACGTGGTGACGGGAAGCGGTACGGCATACAAGGTATTCACTCCGTTTTATGAGGCAGTGCTAAAAATAGCAATAAATAAGCCCTCTTCGAAACGCAACATAAAGTGGCATAAGGTTGCTGGCGACGGTAATATTACATTAGAAGAGGCATACACCCGATTCACAACACCAAACCCCGAAATCGCGGTGAAAGGTGGGCGGAAGGCGGGGCTAAAAGTGCTGACATCAGCAAAATCCCTCCGCGATTACGACAAAACCCGCGATACACTATCACTTCCCACTACACAGGCATCGGCTTACTTGAAATTCGGATGCGTTTCGGTGCGTGAGATGTATCGGGCGGTTAAGGGCATACCGGCGTTGCTTCGGCAACTGATCTGGCGCGACTTTTACGCTCATGTGCTGTTTGCTTACCCGGATGGAGTGCTGAAGAGGCCGCCAATCAAGTGGACGAGGAACAAGAAGTGGCTGGATGCGTGGAAAGAGGGGCGAACAGGCTTCCCTCTGGTGGATGCTGCGATGAGACAACTGAATACAACGGGATATATGCACAATCGGGGGCGAATGCTGGTGGCAAGTTTTCTCTCAAAGATATTACTTATTGATTGGAGAGAAGGCGAACGCTACTTTGCGACGAAACTAGTTGACTACGATATCGCGTCAAATAGCTTGAATTGGCAGAATACAATTTTTGACAACTTGCCTTATGTAAAGATATTTAATCCATGGAATCATTCAAAGGAACATGACTCAGATGCGACATATATCAAGCGATGGGTGCCTGAATTGCGAGATGTTGAGGTGAAAGAAATACATAAACCAGACGGAGACCGCGGGGATTATGTGAGACCCATTGTGGATTACGCGGAACAGAGGGAGAAAGCGATGGGGGTTTATTAATTTGTTTTTCCAAACATCATCTCCAATTTCCCCATAGTCTTTTCAAACTCGCCCGCGTTCAACGCCTTTCCACCCTCACTATTAAACATATAATTCATATTGTCTACGACTGGCACGGGCGTAATCTCATTCTTCTTGATTTCCTTGTAAATCGTGTCTATTTGCTTCTTAATGACTTCAATAGTGTCTTTATTTTGGATGACGTCATTCTTCACTTCATACTTCTCCGTAAGCAGCGACACGGCGAAGTAGAGCAAGTAAATCCGCTTTCGTTTTGCCGCGGCATTATAGCGGATACAGAAGAGATTCATCAGTGACTGTAAGACTTTATTGTTTAGGCGACGCCTCCCGACTTCCGCGAAAATCACGTCCCAAACCATCCAAATCGGGTCCGTCTGCATCTTTGCTACAAAATCCCGTGCTTGACACTGGCACACCTCTTTTTTCTTTTTACAAACCTTCTCAAACTCAAGCATCCACTCGACCCAGAAGCAAGCCAGCAACATATTTTTTGATTCATTCGAAACGTGGTAAGCGAACTCGTTGAGCGGGATAAAGAGTTCCTTGGGGTCGTCTTTCTTAAAAGACGCGCTGGCATAGCCAACATTTGGTGCTTTCAGTCGCCCCTTCATCTCCATAATGTCGAGTTCAGCGGGTTTCACTTTGATTCTCTCGAAATTGTGTTTTTTATGAGAGCCACATAGAACCACCACAATCTCGGCAAACAAGTCGCGAATTCCGGCGTGATTACGCAATTTTAGTTCATTGTCTAAATATCCGCCTACTACTATGTCTTTAAAGGTATTATAACGGATATCCAAGTATATAGGCAACTTGACATTTGCGAGATGGATATATTTCCCGACGAATACTGTCACAACATCCCAAATGTCGATGAAAGCCCCGCAACAAATCAATTCCGCACACCAATAACAGGCATTCTCAACTTTCCCGGCGAATAGCGACTTAAGCAGTTCTTTCTTAACATCGGCTCGTTTATAGCCTGAAAAAGACTTGCCTTTAAAGTCGGCTTCGGCGCGAATGTCTTCGATTAGTGTTATTTGAGCAGACATTTACACTAATTTATATTTTATTAACACGTTTTATTTAACACGTTTTATTTAACACGTTTTTAAATGAATATATTTTAACTCCATTATATATCAATAACATGAAAAGTGCACAGTTGCTAGTGTTAATAATCGCAGTCATTGTGCTTTATTATGTGCTGCGCACTGTACCTCTTTTAAACGGCTACCAAAACAGCTCAAACATAGAGGGGTTCACTGGTCAAACAAAGCCATTTGAGACACATCAAGGCGATGACGTCTATGACACATTTTACAGCAAGATTTACGACCAATTGACATTTAATGACGCCAAAGTTGATTATGAAATAAACGAAATGTTGCGGGCAACTCATGCGGATCGCACAAAAGCCAATATACTCGACGTGGGATGCGGCACTGGTAGCCATTGTGCTGCTCTTAAAGAAAAGGGGTTCAAAGTCCAGGGAATTGATAAATCGGCGGACATGGTAAATCGTGCCCGGCTTAACTACGATGGCGTAAAATTCGCCCAGGGGGATGTTATGACGCCGATGCAGTTCGAACACGGCAAATTTAGCCACGTGCTCTGTATGTATTTTACAATCTATTATATCAAAAACAAGGGGCAATTCTTTGAGAACTGCTATAGTTGGCTGAGACCTGGTGGCTATCTCGTTCTACATCTTGTGGATAGAGAGAAATTCAACCCGATTTTGCCAGTAGCCGACCCTCTCCTGCTCGTGTCCCCTCAAAAATACGCGAAAGAACGCCTTACGAAGTCTCTGGTTAAATTTAATGGGTTCAATTACAAGGCAGATTTCAAGTTAAACGCACCAAAGAACAGTGCGACATTTGAGGAGACACTTAAAGACGACAAGACGAGCCAAGTCCGCAAGAATATCCACCAGTTTTACATGGAGCCACACGACCAGATATTATCTCTCGCAAAACAGTATGGATTCATAGTTCAGGGGAAGATAGACCTGATGCCGGTCCAATATGATCACCAATATTTGTATATTCTTTATAGACCGAATTAGTAAACCCATATAAAACATGATTTCATAAACGATATCATGTGTTTGCATTGTCATTCATCAAAGGTTATCAACGATATGGGCAAATTTATTGTAATTGGCGATGACTAACAAGTGGATAACATATATGGTATGGCAAAGCCAATCTTATTCCACAATATAAAAACGGAATACGTTGGTTCGAGCAAAAACACGGGGTTCCTGAAAATAAGTCTTACAAACTGCGCGATGATACATTTTGATTTTAGCAACATTCGAAATGCGTAATAATAGCAGTTAGTGATTATTCTCTTAATGCACATTTTTATTTAAGAGGTTAATTTTTATATTTTTATATTTTTATATAATATAAATATATATACAAAAATGGTTATGAATCTAGATCTACCACGACCAGATATGATAATTGCTCCAGAAAATTTAGAAATTGTTACTATGGAAATGAATGAATTTATTACAAGAATGCGTAATAACTCACTTGTTCGGAACAATATTGCATATAAATTAATAAATTCGGATATGATATTATTCGGTAATGATGTATTCGATTATGATAGTGATCCGTTTGAATGCAGAGCATTTATGTTTTACGACACAGAGTTTATGATTGGAAAAGCAGATCTTCAATACTGTATTTTTTTAAACTGCAAGTTCAAGTCAGGAATTGAAATGGTAGCAAATTTTGACTATGCGTATATTAAAGATTGTGAAATGAAAAAATGTGAATTCAGAAATAGTTCATTTGAAAAAACATCATTCAACAATGTAAACTTAAAAAACAGTTCTATTAATCGTTGCTATATGCGAGGTGCATACTTAGAGCACGTTGATCTCACTGATTCCCGGTTGCTTCAAGTTGACACTAGAGATGTTAATACAGAAGATGTAGTGCCAGGATTAAATCTTATATCAGCCAAAATATTCGACGACAGGGTATATCCAACTATTTATCCAGGACGAGACTTGATTAATAGTGGAAACCCTGATGGTTTCTTCATGCCTGTAGCAGATGTAGTAGCTATGCCTGTAGCAGATGTAGTAGTAGGGCCTCTCCCTCGGTTGCCTCATGGAGGTAAGAAGCGAAAAAGCGTGAAACGAAATCGAAAGATTAAGACTAGAAAGACAAAAGTAGTTAAGAGAAGAAGAACAGTTAAAAAATATGAGAAAAGACATTGAATTATTTCGCAATAATAGCCGTTAATTAAACCTCAATGTAGTTTAATTAATGCTAATTTTAAAGGCATTTGCCATAATTGTAATCCTATTTCTCTCAATAAAGGTCGCAATAGCAATAAAATGGCCCTTTTGGTCTAAACAGCCAGTGTTTCATTACTGGAACACGATGTTGTGGCTGACCCCAAATCGTGTCATAAATCCAGCGCCAGTCAGCAAAACCAGCAGGTATTACTACCGAAACATCGCATTTGAGGATATTGGTGACAGCATACCTGAAACAGTATCGGCCTTTTGTGAACTTGTGAGAACCCATTTTATCAGGAGTAAAGAAGTGGATTTCTCTCCGTCTCCTGCAAATATACTTTCTCATTTTAAATATTGCGACCGTCCAAGCAACATAGCGTATTTAAATACAAACGGGACGATGATAGGTGCCATAACCGGGAGACCAATGACTTGTTATTTCAGTGAAACTACACATGACAACAAGGTTAATTCAACGCGAATTCCACTGAATTATGTGGATTTTTTATGTGTTGACTCCAAACACCGTAAGAAAGATGTGGCACCCAAGTTGATTTACACGTATTATGCTAACCAACAAAAAAGCAATCAGGTCTGCTTATTTAAGAGAGAAGGAGAGACGCATTTTATTGTTCCACTGTGTGCTTATATGACTCATGGATTTTCTCTCGAGAAACTCTTTTACAATCTGAGATTAAGGAAGAAGACGTTTGCTTTGCCCCCGCTTACCAGCATATTAAACATTAATGACACGTCAATCCTCACACAATACGAGCATACGTTCAAAAGTACGTTTAAATGCTTGATTATGCCGGCAACAGCAAACATTACACATATGTTAGAGTCAAATGTGTATCAAATGTATGCTGTGATGTCAGAACAATGCGGTGCTCTTCTCTCGCTTTATGTTTTTAAGGACACTGAAACGACATTTGACGGAGAGAAATCACTGGATTGTATTGCGAGTTTTAATAACACTGATGAATCCACGTTCATCAATGGTTTTTTAAATGTATTGGCGACTAAAATAAGGACAAAGGTGCTGGTCATAGAAAGTATAGCGCATAATGGAGCGCTCATTAGTGCGATTTCGGCTGTATGTTCTCAATCATTCCACTCAAAAACGTCGTATTATTTCTATAATTATGCGTCACATCCTCTTCACGCGAGAGAAACGTTTATTTTATCTTGAATTTATTGCGTATGGCTATAATATTTAAAGACATACACAATAATATATGTCGAAGACACAGACAGACGACCTATTAACGTGTTATTGTATTCAAAATGTGGAGGAAACCCGCACGTATGTAGGGGCGACAAATTGCTTCTCTCGCCGGATTCGTCAGCATAACGCAGAAATTAGCGGTGGTGCCAGGTCAACCAAGGGGTGGTCGTGGAAGCCAATCATACTTGTGCGTGGATTCCCCACACGACATGACCTTTTGCGGTTTGAATGGCTCTGGAAACACTCGAAGAACTTCGTTACGCATAAGTCGCCGATGAAGCGGATTGAGATACTTAATCATCTTCTCTCTACAGAAGAATTTAGGCAGCATTTGTGGGTGGAAACAACGCCCGAAATTGCTGGGTGGATTAGTTGCGAGAATGAGATAAGTGAGTTATCGTGTGTATCTGCGTCCAACCTTGGAAAATGAGTCAACCATAAAAATCATAAAGACACCGAGAAACCCGTATAAAATAAGTTCTTCAACTACACCACCGCTCTTCTCGTCCTTCTGCTCCTCAAGAAGGTGTATCATATAGTTCATCTTTTCCATAACTTGGTCTTTAGCAACTGGTTCATATGCTTGTGTAGCATAATAAGGAACATATGCGGGTCGCTGTTCCTCCTTTGGTGTAAAAGTTTCGTGTTGTTTTTCCATTTGAGGAGGTGTGGGCAATTCTATTTTTCCTGAATATGCTGCATTCCAATCGGTTTCCTCTTCATCTTCCTCTTGTTCGGTAATTTCGAGAGAAGGGCGAGTATTCATTGTCTTTAAGAGATTGGATACGTTGCGTTTCTTCTTGATAGTTTGATTTTTCGGAGGTTTATTAAAGCGTGGTTTCTCAAATCCTACTACTTCAGAAGCATCCACGTTATATTCCGAATAATTAAGCGATGTCATATGATAACTATAAAAAAATGAGATATTTTTTATTTTATATAACCAAATTAATTAATGTTAAACTGATTGTTTTGGCGTTATTTTCTTGTTATATGGTATAACAGATATGTGGCTTAACAGTGGTCTTCTTGAGGTTTTACTGGTTGTCCTGGTTGTTGTTTTAGTTTACCCTTTTCTTAACTCTTTAGCGGGTTCTATCATTGGTGCTAAACATTCTGGCGTTGTTACGGTTGTTGCCGTTGTTGCTTCTCTCTATGTTTTTAAGATGCTTCAGGTTCGTCTTCTTTAAGTATTCCTGCCGGCGGGCTTCTTGATACTTATTCTTTCCAGCACAATCATAATTCAGTAAATTTATTTAAAAACACTAGAGGCCATAAACCAAAGGTTCAACTCCGAAATGTCAGTGAATTCACTTTATTTTGTTTGTTAAATTAAGTGAACTACAACATGTCATACAAATGCGTACATTGCGCCATTGATCCATTAAGTCATTCCCTAGTAAAATTAAGTGACGATGTCTATTACACAAGACCGGCGGACTCAAAAATGTATTATGACGCTGAAAGCATAATACAACATTATAGATGTGAATTGCCTAAAGATAAACAATGGAAATGGATATTCGATGCGTCGGGGTTTGGATTAAAACATTTTATGCAGGTAGATGTTGGAATTAGACTTGCTAAACTCATTTCAAGTGAATATAGCAAAAATTTAACAAAAATACAAATAGTAAATACGAATATGTATGTTAATTTAGTATACAATATTATTTCACCATTTCTTTCTAAAAAAATAAGGGAGATAATTGATATGTAGGTTGGAACTTATTAAGTCTAGTAATAAATCAGGTTATTTAATTTATTTCATAGCACAATAGTTGTTTTAACTTATTTGCCGAGAGCTATATATAAGTTATGGGGTTGGTTGAAAATCCAAAGAAACTCTTTTTTACGACGCTAGTAATATCTGTAGTGATCCAAATAGTAACAGGAATCATTGAGATGGGCGCGTTATATGTAGATGTTCCAAAAGAACAGAACATTTTAAGACAAGTGCTTGCTATGGAGTTGGGAGTTCAAAGCATAGAAGCAGTATTCTATGGTTGGTTGGTCGCCAATTTCAACAATGTTTCAAATGTTACGCCTAAACGATATTTGGATTGGAGTATAACAACACCGACAATGCTTTTTTCACTTATAGTTTATTTGATTTATTTGGAACATAAGAACATTGCGCACGAGTTAAGTTTGTTTGGAATATTTAAAACAAATTTCAATTCGATTTCATATATATTAGTTTTGAACTGGGTAATGTTAGTGATGGGATATTTAGGTGAAATGCAGATAATACCAACATTAACAGGCGTCGCACTTGGATTTGTGCCATTTTTAATGTATTTTTATGAGATTTACCAGAAATATGTTGGAGAGAGTGGTTCAAAGTTGTTTTGGTATTTCTTTATATTTTGGTCGTTATACGGAGTTGTTGCGGTGTTTCCATACTATATCAAGAACGCATTTTATAATGTGTTGGACCTATTTTCAAAGAACTTCTTCGGTCTTTTTATTAGTTATTTGATTTTAACAAAAATATATTAACACCAACGAAAATATATTATTTATCTTATATATAACTATACAATGCATTACACTGAAATCGCACTCATTGCTTTGATTGTTTTAATTACATATATGAGACCACAGATGATTGGTGGAGTTGTTCGCACTGGTTTAGGAAAGTTGGCGTTGGTTGTGGCTGTTCTCCTTGTTGCTCGTTATACCAATCGTAATTCGGGTATATTAGCGGCTATTGCTGCGATTTCTCTCATTCACATTGCTCATCAGGGTATTGAGGGAATGGATGTTAATCCTGATGCTCAGGTGCCTCCTCCTCTTACGGATGATGATAAGTTGGTGGAAGATAAGTGTAAAGATAAGTTAAACTCTATGGATTTAGAGTGTATCGAGCGTGCTCTTCGTTCTTCCTCTGCAAATGAGATGCCGGTGAATCGCGATGTTGTTGGTGCTACGACAGAGGCTCCAGAGGGGACGGTTGCCAGTGCTGGAAAGGGTACTGAATCGTTTTATGCTTAAAGCATTTTCTCTCTATAAAGTAAAATGCCCTTATGGAATGTAGTTCTTATGTTTGTTTTTGTTGTTGGGTTGGTTGCGTATCATTTGTATAGGAGAGAAAGCGAGGGATTCACCGCTGGAATTAGGCAGAAAATGCGACCTTTATTGCGAAATATGAGGTTAAAACGTGAGGCAATGACAAAGAAAATAGTTCGTAATTGGAATATGTTTGTGCGGTAATAAGACAAAATGGCAATAAATTTTAGGCCCAATGGCAATAAATTTTAGGCCCAATGGCAATAAATTTTAGGCCCAATGGCAATAAATTTTAGGCCCAATGGCAATAAATTTTAGGCCCAATGGCAATAAATTTTATACACCAATATATTATACTCAATGATTTTAAGCTACATCAACGCACTCAACAATAACAAGTATTTCACTGGCATCATACTGCTTACACTAAATCTTCTCTCAAGATTCGTTCCAATCAAGCTCACTAAAAATCAAAAGAAGCTATTACAACACACTTTATTTAAGCAACTCGTAATATTCAGCATTGCATTTTCAGTTACACGCGACATCATTCTCTCAATCATAGTAACTGCCGCATTCCATATATTAGCCACACATCTTCTTAATGAACACAGTAAACTCTGTATTCTTCCAGAAAATATGAAACGTCTTCACGATGCTATTGACACTGACGGAGACAACAACATTAGTGAGGAAGAAATCCAAAACGCGCTGAAGATTCTTGAACAAGCAAAAAAAACTGGTGGAGTTTAATGACGCCGATGATGCGCTTCATGGTGTCTCACTGGCGGTCTAGCAACTGGGAATCGCGCAGGATAAAAATATAAATCATCTCTCAACAATAAAGCATTTCGATTATTATTATGCTTTCTCTTAAACATATATACAACCGCTGCTATTAGAACAACTAAAATAATAAAAACATACAAGTTTTTCATATATGTATTATGTCTAGATTATTATGAATTGTTGTCATTGATAACAATTTTGTATTCATACTCGTAATCACGCAGAATTTCAAGGTAAATTGTTTTTAATGTTGCGCTCTTTTGGATATATTCACGCGTGGATTGGTTGTTAAAACACGCGACGGCACTCTTAAAGTTGGTTTCGCAGTGATTTTGACAATCAATGCCATATTTGTGTGAAGGATAATTGCAAATAACAGCCAACTCCCTGTAAATCTTCGCCTTGTTTTTTTCATTCAAACGCGATGAAATTTGTTTCATATAGTAATCGTCGAATTGCAAGTGGTTTGCAATTTCGTGTGAGAGTCGCTGTCCGCTCATTTTGTTGTGTTTTGATGATTTGATTTAAACATATCAGAACATCAAAGAATCAATTTTTTGCCTAAATATCCAAACTTAGGCTGTTTCTCTCTGAAATCGGCTTGCGTCCACGTTTTGTCTTTTCAGCCGGTGCTTGTAATGTTGTTGGTTTAACAGCCACATTTTTGGTCTTGAGTCCAGCCAGAATATCATTTAAATCGCCGGGACCCTTCATTTCAGGTCTCGTCGTACTTGGTTTGAATGAATTTAAGGTAGGATCATCGAGAGAGGCACCAAACACGTTAAGTGGTACTGAATCATCATCCATAGTTGACACGTTGTTTCCGCCACGGCTCATCTCGACGTCTGGACGATTCGTTTGTGGACGATTTGTTTGTGGAGGCTTTTGCTGTTGTTGCTTGCTATTAGAACCCATTAAATCCCCCATAAATCCACCAAATCCCGGCGATTTCTCTGCCATACTCTTGGCTGCGGCTTGTGTTAGTTGATGCGCCAGTTCAGGATTCTGTCTCATAATATCCTCCATTCCAGGCATTGACGACTTGAATACTGTGTTGGTCATGTGAGTCATAACGGCACTACCACCTAGCATAAAAAGCAACTTGAGTTCAGGTGCCATCTTCGCCTTTGACTTGTATTTCTCGTGTAATTCAGCAAAAACATCGTCATATTCATTAATATTCTCGTTGACTCCCTCACCCCATCCATCTAAATCCACATCAAATGGGTCAAACTTCTTGTTTAAATATTCGATTCCAGTTACAAATGCCATTAACATCTTGGACTGAAATTGAACGCTATTCTGCTTCTCAAGATCGGCAACAATCGTCTCATATTCAGCCTTCATTTCATTGAGATTGGACTCGAGTGTGTATTTTTTACTAAGTTCAACCTTGTGCTTTCTCTCTAAATACTCGAGTTTCTTAATGTAGGTGTGTTTTTCTCTCAAAAGGTCATCCCTAGACATAGGAGCATCTTTTGGAACATCGAGCGTTGGATTAACTGGAATATCGTTGAATTTCTTGAATCCATCCCATGTTTCAGAAGCATCGGCTGTATTCTTTGTTGCTGCTCCTAGACCAACGTTGTCTTCTACAATATTGTTGAATTTCATCTCTGACGGCGCATTATTAAACCTTACTTCGGTAGGCTTACTGAATGAATTGTCATTTGAGCGGTTGAAGGAAAAAGGTTCGGATGTCTCTATTTTAATTGGTTCATCCTCTAAACCAACTGAAAGAGAGTTTAACTCATTTTCGATATCGGCTACTGTCTCCAGACCACCTCCAGAAGACGACTTATTGAGAGATTTTGTGTTCATAAACATTTCAACACCAGAACCGAAGTTTCCTGAATTATTAGAACCAAAATTGTCATCCAATGTGTCTATTCCGATATCGATGATTTCGCTTTCTCCAAAGTTCATTTTATTATGAATATGATAGAACTTTTAATTTTAAGTAAGACGCAATACAAATATATAATTCTCTTATTTTTAAGTTGTTTATTTTTATTGCGTTGAAGAATACCAAAGTGCTTGAAGGAGAGAATCCGCCAAGTCGTCTTTTTTGGTGGTATTTTTAAAGACATCTCCCCATTTTGGTGTGTTTTCCACGAGTTTTGCGACGATTTCTACTGATTTGTCTTTTCTCTCCTTATATTTGGTATGTTCATCATCTTCGCTATCTTGTTTAAACATCTTAAGCTTATTTGACGCTGAAATATTTGAAATGTCTTCCAAGCCGTTCATAATAAAGTATTGCGTAATCATTCCTTGAAGAGATTTCATCCGGATTGCTAGTGGACCTATCTGGTTCTCGATGACGATTTTGTCTATAGTACTTCTAATTTCGGGTGAAAACGTGGCGTCAAATTTGTCTCTTAATGCGATGCCCAAGCGAACTAAGTCAAAATCATTGGCTTTCTTCTTTTTCTCTCCACTTCCATATTTAACAAAACACCAATCTGAAATGAATTTCTTAACAATTTCCAGTAATTCGCACTTGAGAAGTTTCTTTGTTCCAGGAATTATGATGGAATTGTGAGAAATAAAATCATTTAATCTCTTAACTGGGATTTTGTCGAGAGAATGGATGACGGAAAACTCTTTAAATTTATTGTCTATTGGCTTAAAATGGGTGTCTTTTTTTGCGTGTATTGCGCAATAGTGTCGATCATTAGAGACCGTTTGGAGAGTTGCCTTCTTTTTACACAATGCACAGGGCTGAAAGTCAGTCTGTGGTCCGGATGACATTAAATTAATGACACCCCAATCGAGAATGTTGAACTGTTTAGAATTAGCGTCTGTGACATTTACAAGGCAATAAGCTAGGTTTTTAATGCCGACATCAAAACTCAAAATATTCATTTGAATAATCTATGAATATTTTTAATAAGATGCGTTTAAATATGTTTTATTTAGGCATTCTGAGTAACTGCTCTTGATTGAGAAGAGGCGCACGCATTCGGTCATTAAGAGCAGTTCTGGTTAAGTACATCGACTTTAAATCACTGTGTTCATAACCATATGGTGCGTGTGCGTCAGTGACTGACTTGTATATGTGCTTAATACCATTTGTAAAAGTTGTTCGACCATAAACAGAATTGTTTCCACTGACGTGTTCGCACGCGTTCAATTGATTCTTGGCGATGAGGTTGTCAGCATTGTTAATAAGATGTTGCCTATAATCGTGATTGTTTGAAATGCCTATACTCTTAACAAGACGTGTATTTATGTCGCAAGCAGGAATCCAGTTTGTAAAATTGCGACCATCGCTCATAAGAGGTGGTTCCGAATAATGAATGTTGTTACAAGCAGAATAACAAGTAGCCCAGCTCATTTGTGTATATTATATAAGTATTTTAATTCTTTAAGCCGACATAGGTTTTATCTAAAAAAGTGAGGAGTTCGTTCTTCTTAAGCTTAGCTGCGTCCTTTTCCTTGATAAGATGAAGGTCTGTTGCGAGGTCTCTTAACTGATTCACTTTATATCCGCGATAATTGGTTGAGAGAAACTTCTCCTTAAGAACAGCGTTAGTGCAGATTTCTTCGAGTTGAGGCTCTGGTATCGAAAGGGAAACGACACTAATCACGTCATCGTCAACAAGAGAGGGTTCGGCATCAACTTGAATGGCACCGAGATCGCACACATTGGCACCGAGATCGCACACATTGGCGCCGAGTTCGGACACATTGGCATCGAGTTCGGACACATTGGCGCCGAGATCGCACACATTGGCGCCGAGATCGCACACATTGGCATCGAGATCGCACACATTGGCGCCGAGATCGCACACATTGGCGCCGAGATCGCACACATTGGCATCGAGTTCGGACACATTTTCCACCGGTTCCGGTGAATGCTCCATCTTAGTAACGGTAATTAACGGCTCACTTAGTTCAACATCCTCGTCCTCAATCATTAAGTTTACGTCTTCATCCTCTTCTTCACTTGAAGAAACATAATTATCCTCATCATCCGAAACAACTATTTTCTCTCCAGCCAATTGCTCGGCAACGTGGACAACCTTCTTTTGCTCGGGTGCACTATCATCCACAGGAGCAGTAGTCTCAATAGCAACGTGTTGTGCCTGCGTATTTACTAATTCCTGAAGAACACTCACTAATTCTGAGAGAGTATTCACTCTGTCAACAACGCGATCGATACGACGATTGAAATAAATAAATATACAAATAAGTGCTATCATTAAACACACCATAATGATTGGTGTTCCAAATAGAGCAACTTGACTAACTATATTACTTAACATTTGGAATAATAACACATAATTAATCGTTTAATTGAACGAAAATTCGGCGACTTTATCTAATATTTCTTGAGGATAATTGAGTTGTCTTAATACACGAATGCCACATCTAACACTAGAGACCCCCTTTTTAATCTTGTATTTATAAACGGCATCACCACCAACCACATCAGTTTCCATCTGTAAAGGAACATATTTTTCTTTTCTCTCCAACAATTCACACAAATTCAAGAAATGTGTTGTAATCATTATATTCACGTTTTGGTATTTCGCCAAATATGCTAAATATGAGAAGGCGCTCGCAACAGCTTCATACGGGTTTGTCCCTGAATATAGTTCATCAAATATACAAAAGTGGTTGAGAGAAATGTCGGCGTTAATGAGTTCTATAATATCTTTACATCGTCTGGCTTCTGCTTGAAACAAGCTGTCTCTACCACTAGTATCTGGTATGTTTAAGTAACAATGTAAGCGATGATACGGCCTAATGAGGCAAGAAGTATAGAATCCACACGCTGTTTGTTGAGTAAATATTATATTGGAGAGAATTGTCTTAAGAAGCGTCGTTTTTCCAGATGCGTTTGGTCCGCTTATGACAAAATTCTTTGCGAATTTCAGATTATTTTTAACACAATTCTGCGAACCAGCCAGATTTGGATAATATACTCCTTTCATATGTGGCGTCTTGCGCGTCGTCTCTTTAATAGTTCCAAAATTAATGTGTCCTGCCTCTAAATTATGCTGTATTCCTTTAATTGTGTCTAAATAGCCGAAATATTGGAGAGAATAGTCGATTGCCGACTGTAGTGCTTCACTGTGTTTAAATTCATAGAATGTGTGCATTACTTGACCAATATAACCGAATTTAGTGAGAGAAAATGTAAACGGCTGAAGACGAGTCAATTTATCACAATGACTCCTAATGACGTGATATGCTGTGTTGGTTGCGACGTTAAATGATTCGTATAAGTTTGATGGACCACAATATTCGCCGAACTTCTTCATTTCTCTCGAAATATAGTCCATATAATTGGATGCTTTGTTAAAGAAGTCAAATATGTAGTTGAAGTTCTTGTAAAATTTAACACACATAACTATATTCTGATAAACATTAAATATATACATTACGACTGAGAAGAGCAAATATAGTTTATGCTGAATTGACCCACTTTCTTGAGAGAAAATGCGCCAAAATGCTTGTCGTTTTAATTGTTCTACAAGTATGGTTCTGTAGGTAGTTAATGTTATTGCGACGCCGGTTGCTTTTAGTAAAAAGAACGGCAAAATAAACATGAATACTGGTGCTAACAGGCTGAGAAATGGGGCACCAAAGTTGTAGAGAGAAATCCCCTGTAAAATAAGGGGATACTTGTTGAGAAATGCCAGTAGTTTTACATCAATGTAAAAGTATTTGCTGTCAAATGCTGAGTCGCGTTTAATCTCCTGCCATTTAGAATCAAATACGTCGATTTTGTCGGTTTCAAGAGAGATGTTTTTGTATTCGGACAAGATTTGTCTGGTTTCTTTTAAGTATTTGGGGCAAGTTGTGAAATACTTGCTCCATAATGGAACAAGTTTCTCTCCATATGTGGTTTGAGGGGATAGTAAATAATTATAAAGAGGTTTGGTTGCTGAAGAATCGCGAACAGTTGTCAGTTCAAGGTCATCCACTATAGTGGCAGGTAATTCGTGTTTATCTTTTATATACTCAATTGGTAATTGGAACATGTTAAACTAAACATACAATAAATAATATTTAGTTTAACGATTTTAGTTAAATACTCGAAAAAATTAATGTCATCTTATTTTTATCACAGAAATGGAACAATTGTTATGTCACTTTGGTCTACTTTCTCTATGGGAAATAATTCTGGATCAAGATATACAACAACAAAATATGTTTAATATGCGTCTTTCATAAAGTCGTTGGGAAGCTCGTCAATCTTAGTTGAATAGTGCTTTTCGACTTCGGTCAACCGGGGCATATCACGCTTGGTGACGAAGTTGATGCCGACTCCCTTTCGCCCCCAACGTCCAGAACGACCAATGCGATGAAGATATGTGTGAACACTCTTTGGAATGTCGAAATTAATGACAATACTCACTTGCTGAATGTCAATTCCGCGCGAAAAGAGGTCGGTCGAAATGAGAACACGTGATTGCCCTGTCTTGAAACTGGTGTATGCCTCCTTTCTCTCGTCCTCTGTCATTTCGCTGTGAATCTGTGTAACTGGAAAGTCATCTTGCTTCATAGCACTATATAAATCCTCAGTGCGTTTGATGCTGTTACAATAAATGATACATTGTGAGACACTAATAAGCGAGAAAATGTCCTTAAGAACTAGAAACTTGTCCTCGTCGTTTTCAACAGCAACATAATACTGCCTAATTCCTTGAAGAGTCAACATCTCCTGCTTCACGCGAATTTGAACAGGATTTCGCATAAACTTGCTTGTAAGTGTCTCAAGTTCTTCTGGCATAGTGGCACTGAACAGCGCAACTTGTACCTGTGACGAGAGATACTGGAATACATTGTAAATCTGATCCTTGAACCCACTGGACAGCATCTCGTCTGCCTCGTCTAGGATGAACATGCGAATTCGGTTGGTCTTCAAATATCCGCGCTTCATCATATCGTGGACACGCCCAGGGCATCCAATAATAACGTGTGGCTTTGTCTCGAGGTCTTTCTTGTCATCGTCAATCGACGTACCACCAACTAGCAACTTACAATTCACGTTCATTTGAATGGCAAGAGCGCTGATAACCATATGAGTTTGGCGAGACAACTCGCGGGTTGGGGAGAGAATAAGAACCTGCGATTCATTCAACTTATCATCGAGAACCTGTAGTGCGCCAATAGTAAATGCGCCAGTCTTTCCTGTTCCAGACTGAGCCTGAGCAATAACGTCCTTTCCGAGAGACAGGGGAATAATCGCCTTCTTTTGGATAGGGCTCGGGTTCTCAAAACCATAACCATACACTCCACGAAGGAGCTTATTCTTGAGATTTACATTCTCATCCTCCCACGTCTCAAACGACATTTCTGCGGCGGCATCACACTGAATGTCCATTATAGCAGGCGCGATAAACTACTATAAAATGATGTATTCTGTTTAAGTCTCTTATTATAAATATATAAAATAGATTTAAATAGAGAGAGTCATAAAAGTATAGCTTCTGCCATGGACAAGGACAATTACGACCATACATATCTTGTTGAACAGACATCGCCATCAGCAAAGGCGGTTTATAAGTATCCGATGGATGTCATTGATGGCTTTATTTTTAATGGGTTCGACTATGTATTGCCTGAAATGGCTAAGAACATTATCAATCGTCTTGCCGAGAAGGTGGGTTCGCCAGACTACATTAAGACGCCTATTTTCAAGAAACGCAAGGATTTTGGACAGCAACAACCTGACGACGGCAATGACTGGGCGTCAATTCGCAGTTTTAACAAGACAGTCGTGGTGGATGAAGAACGGAGCGCAAATGAGTTGGTTATTAGCGAAATGAAGAAACAGCTAAATAAGCTGACAAATGATAATTATGATATTATTCGTGATAAGATGTTCGAGATTCTATACAATCACGATGTTAATGACTCGTGTATGCGAGAGATTAACGAGGTTATCTTTGCGATTAGCAGTGGAAATGCGTTTTTTGCCAATGTATATGCTCGGTTTATGAAGGATATGATTGTCAAGTATGAGAGTATGCGTGATGTATTTGAGGGACATTTGGCGGGTGTTATGGGACGGTTTGATAACGTTAGATGGTGTAATCCCGAAGAGAATTACGATGAATTTTGCAAGATTAACACTGAAAATGGTGAGCGTCGTGCCCTTGTGGGATTTTTTGTTCAATTGTGTATCATTGATATGGTTCAGGCAGACAAGATAGTAGACATTTTTTACAGGTTGTATGATGTTGTTGAGAAAGAGAGGACAACTAAGACAAGTATGAACAAGATTGAGGAGGTTGTTACAACTATTTTTGGGTTGGTAAGCGGGTCAATGTCGTTCATCAAAAAACATTCTAAATATGCTGATATTGTTGAAAAGGTGAATACTATTGCCAATATTAACAAGAAGACAAACCCAGGCCTTTCAAACAAGGCGATTTTCAAGATGCTTGATTTGGTTGACATAATTGAGGCAAATTAAGGTGGTGGTACAACTTATTTTATTTTAGTGATTTTTATCATTTAAAAATAAAATTAAATATTAATTTAGATTATAACTTATGGTAAAATCTATATTAAATCCTTCAATTACTTATGCTGAAGAAAAGGGAATTAGTGGCGACGATTTAGATAAAGAAGGTCAGCTCTATGAGTATGACATTGACACAGGTTTAACTATTCATTTAGCCGTTGGTAATTATCGTTATGACTATGTAGCAGATAAAAACATCATTTATTTTCCAATATATTTGGTGAAAGATGGAGAGAAAATTGTCTCTCAGATAGGTGTTTTTGAGATGATGTCGGTTGATTTGCCTAATGTGCTCGACTCTGAAAGTGATGTTGATTTGAATTCTTTGAACGACCCCCTGCTTTATTCATTTGCTATACCTGAATTTCTCTCCAAGTATGCAATTGTGAAAGAGTCCAAGACAACTAAGAAGCACGCGCCAACATCAGATGAATATGTTATACCATTACAACAAGAGGTTGAAGAGCAACTACTCGATGTCCCCCTTGGTGTATTTGAAGACGATGAAGAACCAGAACCGTTGTTTTCAGTGGATGAAAAGACAGCGTGGGTTCAAAAACTTATGCGTAGTTCAAAATATGGAATAGTTGACAATGAAGGAGGTGGTAACTGTTTGTTCGCTAGCTTAAGAGATGCTTATGTTGGTATTGGGCGGGTTCTCTCAGTTGCTAAATTGAGAGAAATGGTGGCTGCCGAAGCAAGTGAAGAATTGTTTATGAATTACAAGACACTTCACGATGCTATTTACACGGAAGTCGCCAATTTGACTGCTACTAAAGAGAAAATAAAGGAAGACGCCAAGGCAATGTCCGAAACTGGTAAGGCCGAGAAAGATCGCATTAAAAAGAAGGCAATTATCGGTGAAATTTCTAAAATTAAAGAGTATTTGAAGGACGTCGTAGATAAATTGTCGGTTGCTAAGGCGAATGCTGCCGAATTCAATTTTATGAATGGAATTAGTGACTTGGCAACTTTTAAAAGAAAAATCAAGACGTGTTCATTTTGGGGTGATGTCTGGGCGATTCACACGTTGGAGAGAGTCCTCAAGCTTAAAACAATCATTCTCTCAAGTGAGAACTATAACAAGGACGATTTAGAAAATGTTCTCCTGTGCGGACAATTAGAAGACAATGTTCAGAAGTTTGAGCCTGAATACTATGTTATTCTTGACCACACTGGATCACATTATCGATTAATAACTTATTCGGGAAAAACCATATTCAAATACGATGATTTACCTAGAAGTATTAAGCATAAGATAGTTGACACTTGTTTAGTTAAGAAGGCCGGATACTATAGCATTATTCCAGAGTTTGTGAAGTTGAAGGAGGAGAGAATGAAGCGTAAAATAACGGTTAGTTGAGCGACGGTACTATAAATAATTGTGATAGTTAGAATAGAATATAATAATGTCATCATATTTTATGTTGTTCGACATCGTTGAATCAATATTAGACGCTATTAAGTTGCCAGTTTCGTCAAACGAGTCAAAACAAGTTTTAAAGGCGCTTATGTTGCGTATAAAATCAATTAAAATAAACTACTCAGCACACGTAACTCACATTTCTCTCCGTGAACAAATTCCAAAGTGTTCGTTATTAACAAACAGTTCATTTGTTCCAGACCATATAATCGATTACATTAAGAAGGAAAGCCAGTTCTATGTGACATACGAATATAAGTATAAAGACCGCAAATTCAAAATAATTATGGTTTATGATGATGAAAACGTGGAGAGAAAAAAAGCAATAGTGGAAGACATGTTTAGATGGCTGACGATGGTTGTGGATATGGGTTCATTGTCGCAAAATTGTGGTCAAACGACAACGATTTATTGTTATTTAACGCCGTTTAAAAAGGAATTGCCTGCGAATTCTGGTAATATTCTCTCTTATGATAACGCAAACAGTGCGGTTACACGCCCTTGTTTTTCATCAAACGAAATTTGTATATTCCGCGAAGAAGAGTTGTTTAAAGTGTTCGTTCATGAGACGTTTCACGCGTTCAATCTTGACTTTTCTCTCGATATGAAAGATATAGATGTCAAACAAATGTTCGATATTAAAAGTGAATTCAACCTTTATGAGACGTATGCCGAGACTTGGGCTGAAATTGTGAATATCCTCTTTTTGTCGGGGGATTTGTCTGTCGTCAATAAAATGCTACAGGCAGAAGTTGCGTTTTCTCTCCATCAAATGAATAAGGTTCTTGCTTATATGGGTCTGGACTATAATGATATTATAAGTGGCAAAGGAACTCTTAAGTATAAGGAAGAGACAAACGTTTTTTGTTATTATGTATTGAAAGCGTTGGTTCTGTTTTATTGGAGCGATTTCGTTGAATTTTGCGGTGGTTCATTTAAATATAGGATGGATGTCAGTGAATTTGTTGAATTCATTAGAGAGAAATACAAGCAACAGATGTTTATAACGGCAGCGAATAAGACGTCCCATTATGTTGTCGGTAAAACAATGAGAATGACACTTTGGGAAAATTGATTGTGATAATCGTCGTGTTGGTTTGTTATAATTAAACGAACACGTCGTAATTATGGGGATACGCAAACTCAACAAGTTCCTTCAAGAGAAATGTGCCGAGAGCATAACAAAACGTTCTCTCTTCCAACTGAAAAACAAGAAATTAGTAATTGACGCGAGCAACCTTCTTTATCGGCTTAACGTCGACGGAGAACTGATTCCAATGCTTTATCAAACTATAATTACCTTTAAGTATTACAACATTATCCCCCTATTTGTCTTTGATGGCGTGCCACCCGATGAGAAGAAGGAGAAACTCCTTGAACGACGGAAAATGAGAATCGTGGCGGCAGAACAATATGCGACGCTGATGGATGACATTGAAACCAAGAACATCGCTATAAATGACACTTTGCGCGGTGTTATTGAAAGATTAGAGAGAACAAAGACGAGATTGAGTATGAAACTCATTTATGAAGCAAAATATTTACTCAAATCGTGTGGCATTCCATATGTAGATGCGGTGAATGAAGCAGACGAGTTATGCGCTTATTTGGTTAATTCGTGTGTTGCTTGGGCGTGTATTAGTGAGGATATGGACTTGTTTGCTCATGGATGCCAGCGAATTATCCGTTATTTTAGTGTATTCCAACAGAATTGCGTAGTCTACGAGTTGAGTGGCATTCTCTCTCAATTGAAGATGACAATCGATGATTTCAGGGCGATGTGTGTGGTTTGTAGTAGTGATTATGAAAAAGAAGGAACAACTACGGTCTATGATGTTTGGTGTGAAGGACTGTCAAAGAACGAATTAACAATTAAAGATGTTGATTTGTTCGAGAGAATATTGAATATGTTTGAAATTAAAAATGTCGGAGAGAAATCGGAGATCGATACAGGTAAATTTGTAATTGAATACAAGGAATGCAATGTGGAATTGTGCCGATTTGTGTTGGAACAAAATGGATTTGTGTTTTAAAGTGCGAATAAGCATTTGAATATTTGGTTGGTAATTAAAAATATTAATATTCACATCATATTTTTAATTTTTTAATTTTTTTAATTTTTTTTAATTCTTACATAAGCCCCTTACTGAGATGCGGACGCGGTGGTGGCGGCAGCAGTCTTGATGAAGTGGGGCGACATATAGCGCTGGAGGTTGAAGTAAGTGAGCTCGCCGTTCTTCTCGACGTTGAGGAGCTTACGGAGGTCCTTGTCGGGGTTGATCTTGCGACCGTTCTGGGGGTCCTGGAGGTTGTGAGCACGAATGTACTGGTTAATCTCGCGGGTCACCTCAGTGCGAGCCATCTGAGTTCCAGCGGGCTTCTTGAGGAAAGCGGCCAGAGCATCGCTGATGGGAGTGGGCTTCACAAAACCACTGGGGTTGCGGTTGCCAGTCGTCTTACGAACCTTCTTGCCGCTCTTCTGGGCAGTGCGAAGCTCCTTCTCGGAACGACGCTGAAGCTGACGAACCTGAGAGGTGAGTCCGGCAAGAAGAGTGCGAACCGAGGTGAGCTGAGTGACAACCTGGTTAAACTCCTCAGAGAGGGAGAGACCAGACTCAGCCTCAGTCGAAGCGGCAACAGGCTCAGGCACGACGACAGGCTCCGAAACAACGGGGGCAGGTGCGGGCACAGGAACCTCAGCCACAGCGGCCGCAGCAGCGTTCTTGGATGCCTTGGACGCACGAGGAGCCTTGGGGGCGGAAGCAGTCTTGGGGGTAGTTGTGGTAGAAGACATCTTTGTTCGGGTTATGATTAAGTATGGCGAAGATTCTTTAAGCCGTTTTGTGGTCTAATATATATTATCGCGTTGATTTCAATTTTTAAGACCAATTTCCCTTTATTGTTTTATAAATTTTTATACAGTTGCACAAGAATTTAAGAGAATTTACTCAAACAGCACTGGCATAGAGCCACGGCAGTGAATTCGCGGCATCTGTGCTAACAATAGTAAGAGCAGTTAGCACATACATAGCCCCCAATTGTTGATATTCTTCGTTTTGTCCTTTATACACCAGATTTATGATTGTTGTTAGTGCTATTTCTCTCAATGTATCAAAATCCACAGTGTTTAGGTTGTAATTAACAAAAGGAAGATTAAAACAGATGAGATTGCGCGTGTTTACATCTATTTCTGCGCGATGAAACCAAATATCTTTTAATTCATATAAAAATCGGTGTAATTTATTGAAATCCAGGTTAATTACCCATTTATGGTCTGTATAATTACCGAGAGAATTTATGTGTTGAAATGTGGAGAGAAGTTTTGATTCAAACGAATTAATATATGTTTGGTCTACATCTAAACTGGATTTTATGTTAATCTTCAGCGCCTTTGATATGCGAAAAATGCTATTTAGAGATGCCCACGCATCTGTTGGAAAAGGTTGGCAATTATATGGATTCAATAATTTCTCTCCAGGCTTTGTTCTAATAAGCAAATTCCAAAGTGAAGCAATGTTCCATCCATATACATGCCCGCCAACATCTTTAAACGCAAAGAACTGTTCATATGGAACATCTGACAAGTCGTCGAGAGAGTAAAAGTCGGTTTCGTTGACACACTTTGTTCTAAGATGATTTCCTTTAAAATTGTTGTAATTACGAATTAGTCTCGCACGATATACACGTTGAATGGTTTTTGCGGCGGCAGTTTCTTTTAAATGCTTGTTTATTCTCTCTACGAGTTGAGTTTTGTTTCCAGATATTTTTAATTTGTACTGCTTACAAATGACTTTGAGTTGAGGAATAGTATGGCGCTCCATTGTTTTCTAGTTTTATATATTATATAAATAGTTTTAAGTTCATTTGATGAGTCTGTGTGATTAAAAAATTGAAATGCTTTTAGTGGGTTCATTTAAACTCCAATCAACAAACATGTTTCGCACAGTTCTCGCCAGCATCTGGTTTACGTATTTCATCACTATTATCGGGTGTCTCTTCTTCTCCGGATTCATCATCCGTTACTATGGAGACACTTGTGGAATTAACATTTATAGACCAGACACATGGTTCACGACACTTGTGTTTATGGGGTCACCATACTGTCGTATTCTCAACCAAATTGGAATGATTTCATGCAATATTATGGAGAACATATGGTTTCACGTGCTGGCAACAGTTATGTCGCGCGTTGTTATTTGGATACCGTTTGCTTCGTCAAGTAGTAGAGAGTAAATAGCAATAAGAAGAGAATGAATAAAGTTTTTGAGTTTTCTAATCTGGAGGCCTCTAGACAAAATCTATTGACAAAAAATTGATTTAAAGACTTGACAACAATGAAAGGTATCTTACCAGTCACGCACAAACAACCAACAATGTCTTCCGCAGCAGAGCTCATCACCAACGTCAAGAGTTTCGACGTCAACAAGATGACGTATGGTGCCGTCAAGGTCAATAAGAATGGAAAGGGAAAGAGTGGTGGTATTTACTATGGAGGCAAGAAGCTTCTCCTTCAGTTCCCTCTTATGTTCACTTGGGGAGCGAGTGAGATGGTCGATGAGGAGAGTGGCAAGAAGTCGTATTCAGTGTCGATTCCTATGAAGAATGATGCTGCCGAGGCGTCTTACCCACTGTTCCTCGCAATGACCGCCATCCAGGACAAGGTGCTCAATGATGCTTCAGCACACTCGAAGGAGTGGTTTGGCAAGACGATGTCGCGAGACGTTGCCGAGGCCCTCTTCACCCCTATTGTCAAGTATCCCAAGGTCAGCAAGACGGATTCGTCGCCTGACTTCAGCAAGACACCTTCGCTGAAGACGAAGATCCAGTTTTGGGATGACAAGTTTACAATTGAGATTTACAATATGGACAAGGAGCAACTCTTCGGCCCTCAGACACAAGACAACGACCCGATTGCCCTGATGCCTCAGGGAACATATATGGCTGGTCTCGTTGAGTGTGGTGGCCTCTGGTTCACTGGCACTGGCTTTGGTGTCACTTGGAAGCTCATCCAGACGAAGATTCGCCCTCCAGTCAAGATCACTGGATTCTGCCTTATGGACGACGAGGATGAGGAGGAGCAACTGCGTAAGATTGAGGAGCGTGAGCAGAAGGAGCAGCAGCAGCAGAAGGAGCAGCAGCAGCAGAAGGAGCAGCAGCAGCAGAAGGAGCAGCAGCAGCAGAAGGAGCAGCAGCAGCAGAAGGAGCAGCAGCAGACAACATCAGGGC